GCATTTCTTTACAAGTATGGTAAGAAGATCTTTGATAAGATCAAGGATGTTATGCAACCTCAGTTTGAAGACGAGGATCCAGTAAACCCATTTGACTTTTGGAAGGGTGCTAACTTTAAACTAAAGATTCGCAATGTTGAAGGTTATCGCAACTATGATAAGTCTGAGTTTGATTCTATTAGTAAACTAATGGAAAATGATGATGAGTTAGAAACTATGTGGAATAATCAACATTCTTTAGTTGAGTTTACAGATCCAAAGAACTTTAAGAGCTATGATGAACTTAAAAAGAAGTTAGAAATGGTTCTTACAGCTTCAGGTTCTAATCTTAGAAAAGCAGAGGATGTTGACTTAGATAAACCTAAGCAAGCTGCTCCTGCTCCTAAGAAAGCAGAACCAAAAGTCGAAGAAGATCAAGATGACTCTTTGAGTTATTTTGCTAGGTTAGCTAACGAAGATTAGTAAACACCAAAATCAGTATTCCGGGCTTGCGCCATTGCTACTGAGCTTGATAGTGGATTGGGCGAGTTCCGGGAGTTTGGTTTTAAAGTTACTACAGAAGTAGTCTGAGCACCGTTAGTTATTTGATTTACAGTATTATTTACTTGAGCAGTTGTTTCGGCTTTTGATTCATTAGCATTATCGAGTTCTTCAGTACTTTCTTTAAGTGCAACAGATGTTTGTTTTGTAGACTCTGATGTAACATTATTAGGTGTTTGCTTAGCTGACTCAGGTTCAACATTATTATATTCTGACTTATCAGCACTTGCATTTTTTGGTTTAGATTCAACAGATACTTCCTCTTGCATTTCTGAACCTAAATTTAATTTATCAAGAATTTTACCTCCAACAGTTTCTCCTGCTACAGCTAATATCATAGCTCTAATACCATTTGCTATTTTAATACCAATATTCTTAAATGCTGCCATAATTGTAGCACTAATAGATACTATTTTTTCTTTCAAAAAACTAACAGCTTCACCTATTTTTTCTGGTACTGTTTCAGTAAAAAATTTTGGAATATCATCTGTAATAACTTTAAATGTTTGTGGAAATATTTCTTTTAATTGTTGAAACTTTTCTGTGAAGAATGCTGGCAATGTTTCTGTAAAAAATTTTGGTATTTCTTCCATAAAAAATTTGTTTATAGCCTCCAAAAATTCTTTAGTTTTTATTGCAAACTCTTTAGGATCAACCAAGCCTAATGTAAAGTCTGAAGCTATTTGTCCTATTGCACCTGCAGTTTTTTCAGTTCCAGTAGCATCTTCTTGATCTTTACCAAAAAACTCACCAGCTCTTCCTGCACCTTGGTATGCTGAAAGACCAGCAGTTGCAGCTAAAGCTAATGGACCAGCAAATCTTAAAGCAGCTTTACCTACAGTTTTAACAGCACCACCAACTTTTGATAACATACCTTTTCCTGCACCTTTTCCAGGATCAACAGAAGGAGTATCCATTTTGGCTTTGCCTGTTTCACGTATTTTTCGAATTTCTTCTTTAGAAGCTCCTCTTGATCTTGCATCTTTAAGATCTTGTGCTAGAGTATTTCTTTGAGCAGAGGTACCAACTTTTCCTTTTCTTGTACCTCCTCTTCTATCAGGACCATCTGGTAAACCAGGTATGAATGTTGTACCACCACCACCCATTCCACCTTGAGTATTTCTTTCAATCATTTCTAAAACTTTAAATTCTTTTAGAAAGTTTCTTTGTAAGTTGTCTTTTATTTCATCTAATATTGCAGCATCACTGCCAACACCACCTGCATTTTTTTCTGTTTCAAATGCATCTTGCATTCTATCAACTTGATCTGCTCTTGATTCTTTACCTTCTTTTACTTCAACCTTTAAAAGTTCTGATATATTGTTGTTTAGATCAGTTATGCCTTCAGCTATTTTTTCTAATGATTCTTTAAGTGCTCCAAAATTTACAGTTAAACCTTCATCAGATGTTTCTTTATCTTTTAAATTAGTTATTCCTTCATCAATATTTTGTAAAGGTTGAGTTATCTCCTTAGAAACTGGTTTCTTAAAAGATTTATCCATTCCTGTTTTTAACAGAGCTATTTGTTTTTGTATATCATCCATTGAAGTGTTTTTGGTTCTGTTTCTTCATATTTATTTTTTCTGTCTCATCTTTAATGTGTTGAATCAGTAATTCTACATATATTTCTCTTTCCCATGGTATCATATTTTCAAGTTCTGTTAATGAGTATTTGTGATGTTGCATTAACGAAAAATTTAATTGATAGTAATTCGCTAGGTCATCACAGGAAAGAGTTATGCGAAAAAATTTTGTAAACCCTCCAATCTTGTATCAACATCTTTGTTACATTTATCACAATGAGCTTTTATTTTTTGCACAACTTTGGGTAACTTTATGAAAAAGTTTTCTACTTTGCTAAATTCATCTTTTGTAAATTGTGATAAAAACTCTTCTGCTTCTTCATCAGTAAATGAATCTCTATGAATAACATCTTCACCAGAAAAAATTTTATCAATACATTTTGCAACAACTGTAAATATATTAGCTTCGTCTTTATTTGTTAGTAAATCTAACATTTCATAAAAATTTGGATATCTAAGTGAGACAACAATATCATGTCTTAATTTAACACTATCAGTAATAGTTTTATCTTTTTCTATTTCAATGTCATTTAAGTTAACTTCATGTGGAATTTTTTCTCCACAGTCACAATTGACGTTTATCTTTACTATTTCTCCAATTGATTTAGCTCTTAAATTTAAAAAGATATATTCTATATCAAAATTAGAAAGTTTTTTAACATTTAGTTTTTTAAATGTACACGCATCTATTAGTTCTAAAACTACTCTACTTAATTCTTTAGCATCAACATCTGCTAATGTCATCATTATCTTATGTTCTTTTACTAAGAAAGGTCTATAAGTTATTTTTTTATTAGTAGACGGTAATGTCAATTCATAAGTAGGTGTTTCAAGTTTAGGTAATGCCATTTATATCTCCATTATATACTTTGGTATTCTGATGTGGTTCCCTGGTTAGTTTCAGTTCTTATTTCCATTGTTTCACCAGCTGCATTCAATGTTACAAACGGTTTTTCAACAGTTGGTACTTGCATAGTTCTTGGACCTGTATCATTTATATACATCCATTTTCTATATGAGAACAACACTATAAGTCTATGAGTTTGGTTTACTGCATTATGATTAAGTTCAATTTGATTTTGACTTCTTGGAAATGCTTCTAGTATTTTTATTCCATAAGTTCTATTGTTAAATTCATCAAGTTGATATATTTCAATATCTACAATATACTGTTCTTGAAATGCAACATTAAATGTATCTCTGTTTATAATAAATCTACCCCAGTCTTCAAAGAATCTTTTTACTGTCATAGCTCTATCAAGATGAAATGTCATAGGTAGTCCATCACCTCCATAATCAGATACTACTGGTCTTTGATAAGGTGTTCCATATATTCTATATGGTTTAACATTGATATTGTATAATGGAAAAGCAGCTTGTTCGCAAAGCAAGGATACTCTTTGTGGTGGTATAGTTGATGTTCCAATTCTTTCTCCACCAACTATGGCTCCATTTTGTCCTCTTTGTTCAGTTCTTTGATTAAGTAGCTTTGGTCTTGGTATTATAACTTCAAAACGATTTACTCTTGCAAGACCCTTTCCAAGGACTTCAGATTTAAAATTAGCCAAACTAAAATTTGATTGTGAACCTAGACTCATGCTAACATTTTCCTTCTTTCTTTAATCCAGACTTGTTCCATTTTCATCTTTCTAAAAATTTGTACAGGTAACTGTGAAGCTATTATCCAATCAGAAGATGGTATCTTTCTTAACCTTGTTCTAATGTTAGAATATAGATATTTCTTCACAGCATTTTTAGCAGGTCTTAATCTTCTAGCTGATTCTAATGTTTCGTAGTTAAATCTTAATCTTGTTTTTTCTGTCATCTTTTTATCTGACGCATATCTATTTAATTGTTTTAACATCAAGATTCTTAATTTATATGGCATATAATGAAAGTTTATACCATAAAAACCATCTTCAACTCTTCTAAATGGCATTACTAACGGAAACAAATCATAATATGGTAGTTCAGATTTATCTCTTGGCATATAAGAAAACAAATACATGAAACCTGGAAATATTACTGATTTTAAGTCACCCTTTTTAACTAAGTTCATTGGATTGATTCTTCCAAGTTTTCTTATTTCACTAGCATACCACCTAGAAGATACATCATTATTATATCCTTCTGCTGATTTAATTTTAGTAAAAATATCATCCATATTGCTCAATACCAAGATCCTTTTCTGTTAAAACTAAAAACTCCCAACCTCTATCTAAACAAAATTCATTTGCTTGTTTCCATTTTGCTTGATTAGTGCCATATGTAAATACTTCTTGTATAAACCTTTTAGTTTTCTTTTTGGGTATAGCAGGTGGTTTAGTAAACTTTTCAGGTTTTATTTCAACTAAATATTTGTTAATGTTACCATCTTTATTTTTTACTTTTATATAAAAATCAACAAAATATCTGTGTAACTTGTTATCAACAGGTGATCGATATGGAATGATTGTAGTCTCAGATCCCCATTCAAGAACATTCTTGTTGTGATCGCACCACTTCATAAATTTAAGTTCCCAAGATGATCTATAAACTATTTCTGTCAAATCACCTTTGTATTTTTTAGGATATGATACTTTGTATCTACCTTTATAAGTTTCTTTATACACCATAAATAATATAAAATTTAAATAACTATTTATTCACTTAGGACCATCTTATGGCTATAACAGAAGCATCTAATAGAAGAGCAGCTGTAGATAAAGCATCTCAAACTGTTCAAGAAGACTTAAATTCAAACAGTCCTGATGCTATAACTAATAATCCAGCACCAAATCGAAGTTTAGATTTTAACGTAAGAGACTTTTCTTATCCTGATGGTATTAGTGTTGATGATGATAAACAACATTATATTCAATTTTATATCAATGTAAGAGGCAATTCAAAATTTAACACAAAAACATCAAGAGATGGTTTTAAACAACAATTATTAGAAGATGTAAAAGTAGGACAAGGACAAAATAGAATAGATCCAAATTTAGCTGAAAGACAAACTAAAGCAGGTTTTTTCTTAGCTGGTGCAGCAGCTGGTGCTACCGGTGGAGGCTTAGCTGACTTGCTTGGTGGAAATAAAGGAAGAGGTGCATTACAAACATTAAAGAATGTTGGAACAGGTGCTGCAGTTGGTATACTAGCTGGAAAAGCCTTACAGAAATTAGATGTACTGAAAGCTGATATTCCAAAAAGATTAAAAGATGTTATTACACTTCATATACAAGATAGACCAGCTGTAAATTATGCTATGCAGTACCAAGAAGATGAATTAGGTTTAGGTGCTGGTTTAGTTTCTGGAGGATCAGGAGCAGTAGAATCACAAGGAGGTACAAGTGAATTAGTAAAAGAATTTGCAACTGCAGCTGGCGCAACAGTTGTTAATACACTCGGTAGAGTTTTAGCAAGTTCTCCATCAAGATTATTGCAAGCTGGAACAAAAACCATTGCCAATCCATTTAGAGAGCAATTTTTTGAAAGAGTAAACTTTAGAGAGTTTAACTTTAGACATACGTTTATGCCAAAAAGTGAATCTGAGGCTAAGAAAGTAAGAGACATAATTAGAATGTTTAAGTTTCATATGCATCCAGAATTAGCAGCTGGTAAAGGATTGTTCTTTTTATATCCATCAGAGTTTGAGATAAAATATTTTTATAGAGGTAAGGAGAATGAATATTTT